TTTGGATCATACGCATCAAGAAAAGTGATCTTGTTGCGCATAATGTTTTTCCAGGTTTTTCGGCCCCAATCGGAGTAGATGGCGAACTTGCCCATAGTATCCTGGCAATCAGTATCACCCATGCGGATATCTTCGAACTTGATATAATTTACAGATGCTATTTTAAAATTCGCATTGTAATTGATGTGAATACCGAAGGCAGTGAACAGTGATTTATCGGTAGCAATGGCTTTTAATAATTTGGCAAGTGTTAGTCCGTTTGCGTTGATGAGCTGTTTGCCTAAATCTGGTTGTTCAAAACCATTGCCAGCGATAAATTTGGCGCGTTTATTCCAGCAATCTTTTGCTGTTGGCGAACCGGCCACCAGCTCGAGCATACGCTGTGGATAAGCGTTATCCATATCGTAATTGAGTATGCCAAAGGTTTGGTTAGGCCTTACTAATATGCGGCGTTCAATTTGTGGTAGATAGGTCTTCATTGGTCCCCCCGACCCCCTGAAGGAGGAGTTAGTAATTCAGCCGGGTAATCGGTTTGAATTTGGTTGTCATTTGATTTTTTTGTCTCGGTTTGCATATCTACATCTTCTATATCTGTAATTGAATGCTGTATTTCGAATAATACGGCTATATGCGGGTATCTTTCCAGGTACCATTCCGCTTCGGCATCGCTTATATTATCATTATGATGTGTGGCTGATGAACCGGGCGCGAACTGGTGTTTGCCGGGTTTTAGTATGTATTTCTTTTTTGTCATTGGTTTGATTGTTCATAGTTCATGGATCATAGTTCATTGCACTTTTTCAGATAGTTCATAGTTGAATGAAACCAATCAACTATGAACCATCAACCATGAACTAAGAAGTTGCTACCAATGCTTCCAATGCCGCTATTGTGCTGGCGAATGTTGCTGTACCGCTTGTTGGCGCGATAGACACCGCACGTGGCGGATATGGCTCCCTTAATTTATCGGGGTTGGTTAATTTTAATTTGTAGCCGCCATCCATGGTTTCGTCGGCTGCGCTGCGTTCGGCATCTGTTAAAATCAAGCCGTTTACTGCACCGAATAATTCGATTGCTGTGTCGCTGGAGTTGTAGTTGTTTACCGCGATAGCGCATACACGACCGTAGCCCATTGCTTGTAGTTGTGTTTTAATGTCGACAGAAAAACCGGCTACGTTGAAGTCTATTTCCTCCGTGTAACGTGGGCCAACAGATGTTTTTGCCAGTTTTGAGGTGGTGTTGAAACTGTTGTTTGTGCCCTCGAATTTGTAAACCTTAGCTGCATTAACTGCTGTAAGGCCAGTAACGATTAAAGGGTTGGTAGTATCAAAGGTGAGTGTGAAATCATCCTGGTTAAAGACGTAGATCAGATCCTCTATCCCCGCGGTTACGGGTTCATCGGTTCCTATAGCGAAACCTGCGTTTATTTTATTGTAGATTGACATTTTTGTTTTAGTATTTAGTAGCTAGTATCAAGTAGCTAGTATTTTGATTTTTTGTGAGAGATAAGCATCAAGTAAAAAGAAAGGAATCTTGCTACTTGATACTATGTACTTGCTACTTCACTTATGCTGACAGGTAGAATATTTCGTTAGCGAATTTGAAGTTTACGGCGGCTTTCATGCGGGCTTTCATACGGACAACGTTATCGTTGGTGTAAGGCTTCATGTAAACAGTTGACAGTTCGGACTCATCACCTAACAGATCGACACCTAAGAATAGGTTTGAGGCACGGGCACCCAAAATAGTATTTGCCTGCCAGTGATTCATTAACTGTAAGGGCATACCTAAATAATCCATTTGTTTGCTATCGGTAAAGGCATTTAATACGTTAACTGCTTTGTTTGCCTGCGCTTGTGCATAAGCGTAGCCTACATGTAAAGGGATTTGTAAGTTGAAATCGTCCTGGCTACGGTCGGCAGGGTCAAGCTGAGAATAAACGCTTGATAAAACTGATAATACATTGCTTGCGTTGATGTAGCTTATTGTAGCATCTGTTGATGTACCGGTGAAAGTTGCTGCTTTACGGGTGTTGATCTCGTTATAATTACGTACCAGTTTAAAGCTTGTTGCACTTGCAATCTGTATGAAATATGACTGGCCTTGTAAGCTGATGCCTGGTGTGCCGTTAGTGGTGTCTTTGCTGGTGCCGGTAACGTTGGTTATGGTTACCACATCGCCATCGGATAGGGTAGAGGTATCAGCTACGGTTACTAGACCTGTCGCATCAATCGCGCTCGCTTCTGTTGAAGTTGCCGGTTTGCTTAGGCCAACTTTGTAAACGCCGGATGCTGCTGAGATAGATGGTAATAAACCTGTGAAACCTGCTGTAAATGCTGCTTCTTTGGTAGCTGATTTGCCTAGCCAATACAAACGCTCGTTGGCTATTTGTATTTTGGTTAGATAGCGCTGAACCATAAAGTCGGACAGGTCGACTACGCCTTCGTAATCCATAAAGGCGCCGGGTTGCAGGCTTTGGGCTTCCCATGATTGTACGAGCTTGTCCCATTGTTCCTGTTTCATAAATTCGTAAACTACCGGGTCCAGGTAGCTTTCGTTTTGTAGGGCGGTTGTACCCTGATCGGCAAATATGCCCGATGGGTCCTGGAGCACTACGTCGTCATCCACATCAAGTATTACCTTGCGCGATTTTACGTCGTTAATAACTGTTAGCAAACCTCGTTTTACCGAGTCGGCTTCCAGCAGTGTGCTGGCCATGAACCCGGCCAGCGCTTCGCCGGCATAGGTGTTGTTTGTAAATGTAAATTGAGCCATTTATTTTGAATTGGTTTTTTTGAGAGTATCAAGTAGTTAGTATCAAGTAGCTAGTACTTGGTGGGGTTTATAAGGCTTGGTTTAGAATCTTGATACTAGATACTTGCTACTAGTATCTATTTAGAAATTGCTTTTTTAACTGCGTTTTTTGCCAGTGTGCTGGTTGGGGCGAAGAAGGGTGTTTGTTCGGTTTTAGCTTTGTTGCTGCGTTTGGAGCCTTCGGGGGTGAAGTTTGAGCGGATCTCGTTCTTTACTTCTTCGCGGGTTTTGCTTAGGCGGTCGTTGGCTGTTTTAAGGGCGGCCTGAGCTTCGCTTAGTAGCGCGTTTTGGGCATGTAGCTTTGCTTTGATGGACTGGATCTTGTTTTGTACATCGCCGGGTTTTGCTTTTTTGAATTTGTCGGATGGCGCATCGTCATCATCGTCCTGGAAAGTGTCAGGATCGGGATCAGCATCTGGATCGGACAGGGGCGGAGTGACTTGCTGTACCGTGCCGCCTTTAACCGCTATCTTGCTTCCGCTTGCAGTGGTGTAAGTGTCGGCCGGAGCGGGTGTGGTCATGTCTGCATCCTGGTAAACTTCGGTGCCTTCGTCCATTGTGCCGGCGTGGTGCAGGGTACCTTTGTCGGTAATGGTTTGTTTGTTCACTACTTTTTTAAAGTAGTTCATAATCTTATCCAAAACCGATGAGGTTTTTTCGATAAGTTCTCTGTTCTCCATGTTCATGTTGTTTTTACTGTGTTTATTATTGTTGTTTAAGAGCTTGTTGATGCAGCGCTGGTAAACTGCGGGAGCGGCGCTGGTGTAATTTTTAATGAGCGTACTATTGGTGATCTCGGTGCTGTAATCTTCGATGGCATCGATAAAGCCAAGGTCGAGCGCCTGATCTGCGGATAACCAGGTGACGGAGTTGATTAGACTGTTGATGGTAACTCCGTCCAACCCGGTTTTATCCATGTAGATCTGCGCCAGACGCGATTGTACTACATTTAGCATTTGCACATCTTTAAGCAGCTCATCGGCATTGCCGCCGGAGCCTACCATAGGTTTGTGGATCATTAAGAGCGCGTATTTGCTCATCACTACACTATGGCCGCCCATGGCGACGATAGAAGCGGCAGAGGCAGCCAGCGCATCGATGTAGGTTGTTACGTTGCCGGTGTATTTTTTTAGCAAATCGTAAATGGCTATGGCATCAAAAGCGCTGCCACCAACAGAGCTTATGTGCACTTCTACATCCTGGCCGGCTGCGGCCTCTAATTGCCACTGGATATATGATGATGACAGGCTGCCGGAGCCTATGCAATCAGTATCGGTATCGTATAGGTAGATTTTGTAGGGTATGTTTTGGTTCATGGTTAATAGTTGATGGTTCATGGTTGATTGTCCATGGTGATTTTGTTTTGTCAGATTTGACTGCTATCTTTCGATGGCATAATATGCCGATTGGCATAATTCAAAGGTCAGTATTAGTTTTTGATTTAGTGCTGACACTGTTTTGTCAGTAGTATTGTTTTTTGGGATTTCACCGATTGGGGGGTGATTTCACCGATGGTGGGTTGGTTTATTCAAAGATCGGGGTTATTCTTTGAATTAGTGCTGACACTGTTTTGTCAGTAGCCCCCTCTAAATCTCCCCCGGTAGGGGAGACTTGGATTTGATATATTCAAATATCGGGATAAGGTTTTAATAAAGTGCTGACACTGTTTTGTCAGTACTTTATTTGCGTTAGGGATAGGAACGGATACCTGCCTCGCGGTTAAGGCCAGTGCAGTATAAGTGGATAGCCCGGGCCGGAGGTAACGCCCAAATAGTTTGCTTTTGTGAGCTTCGTTGATTCACCCCGACTACGCTTCGCTAGTCGACCCTCTCTCCGCCTTTGGCGTAAAGAGGGTGAGCTGCAAATTAATTTATCGGCCTTAATATTCTACTCCAGCGAATTTTGTTGAATAGGCCTTTGTTTGGGTCGGTGCTGAACCAGGTGATCATGGCTTTGCCGATGATATGGTCCTCGGGTACGTAGCCCCAGAAACGTGAATCCAATGAATCGTGGCGGTTGTCGCCCATCATCCAGTAGTAGTTCATTTTAAAGGTGTATGTATCCGTTGCTTTACCGTTTAGTGTGTAACCGCTTCCTGACCTGCCTAAGTGGTTGCCTTCGTATTTTTCGATCGCTGTACTGTATAGAGCAACTGTAGAATCATTCAGTTTGATGGTCATGCCTTTTTTAGGCAAGGTTAAAGGGCCGAAATTATCTATGTTCCACTTAAATTTCGGATTGCTTGGGAATACTTCTGCATCGTACTGGCCTGCTGGTGCCACAACCGGGGTTATGCTCTTTATGTTTGAATAGCTTTTTAACGTAGCCAAATTATCAACCGGGATAATCATCTCGTAAGTATTAGCGGCTGACTGGTTTACGATAGTGATATTCAAATCCTGAAATATCTGTGGATTCATATCGGCGCCATCAGTAACTACGGTGTATGATGTTTGTGCTTTTGGTGCGTTTGGTACTATTTTCCCGTTGATATAAACCTGTGCGTTAACAATGGTTAGTACATCGCCGGGGATAGCGATGCAACGTTTGATTAGGGTTGTTTGCTGATCTACAGGGGTGCCGGTTTCTGATGGCTTGTTAAATACTACTATATCACCATTTTTTACTGTTGTAAAACCCGGTAAACGGAAGTATGGTAATTGTACACCGCTCCAGTAGGTTTTCGCGCCGTACATTTCGGGCTCGGTAAATGGTATGGAAAATAACGTTATTGGCATACGTGCACCGTAGCTGAACTTGCTTACAAAAAGATAATCGCCGGTTAATTCGGTGCCTTCCATTGATCCTGAAGGGATTGCATACGCAGAAAACAATAAACCACGAATAATAGTAGCAGCTATGAAAGCAAAAATTAAGGCATCAATCCACTCGCGTGTTTTTGATTTTTTAACTGTTGGTGTAGTTTTTTTGTTTTTTGCGAAGAATTTCCAATTCATGATAAAACAAGTTTATCACTTTAGATTGAAACAGACAAATGTTGTTACAAAATAATCTTGTTAATTATCTTCGAAACTGTTTAATGCGCGCCAGATTGTACGTTCATCTTTCTTGAATTTCACTTCAGCTTCCAGTACGGCCTGGCGCTTGCTGAGGTTGCGTGTTTTGATCTGCGCCTGTATCCAAAGATAGATTTCGCGGTAAATGAAAACTTTGGCGGTAATGAAGCCGGCTTTGTACATGGCTGAGAAAGTACCTTCGTCAAAGAGGAGGTTTGCGGTGGTTATGTTCATTTTGTTGAGTATTTAGTAGCTAGTATCAAGTAGCTAGTATTTAAAATCGGAAATAAGGATTAGGAGTATTTAGCATAACTTAGTACTTGATACTAGCTACTAAATATTTGATACTAATTATAGGTTTACCCGGTTGATGGTTTGGGCGAGGATGTTTTGCTGGTTGTTGATGTCTTTAACATCTACATACACCGGTGGGAAGTTGTTTACCATTTGGTAGGCGATGGAGTTGGCCAGATTTTTATTGTCGGTTACGGGTTGGTTATAGTAACGGTTGGCATCGCCGCCATCGGTGAATATACCACCTACCGCGAACCCACGACCTGTATTAGTGGTAGAAAAATCCCTGCCGCCGAAACCTACATTTATGGCGCTTACGAGGTTGCGAGCCCATGGATCGCGCATGGCTTCGGAAACTACGATGCCTTCGCCAGAGCGAAGGTAGGCGTTCGTGTTATCGGTGCGACTGTAACCCGGCAGTACCCCTCCGCGCCCGTCTGATGCATAATGTAAGCCCCCTTTTGCATAGGCAGGCGGTTTTTGTGATGCTATTTTGGCTACTTCGGCAGCGGTTTCGGCAACTACTACGCCTACACTCAGCGCAGCCAATAAACCACTTTGTGCTGATACTTTAGTTACCGCCAATGCACCGTTAATTACAGCTTGTGCAATTGATAGTTCCTGTTCCTGCTTAAACGCCTTTGCTTTTACCTGGTCTTCCTGCTTTTTATATTTTGTGTTGATTGCCAGTTTTTGTGCAGAGGTAAGGCTGCTATTGCTTAGCTCGGCATTTTTATCCTTTTCAAGCGCGGCGACTTTTGCTTCGGATTGTTGTTTGATACTGTTTTCGAGGGAGCTGATTGCATTTGTAGCTATTTTGCCCGCTGATGCCTTAGCTTCGGCTTCAATTTGTGTGAACGCTTTTTTATAGATATTTACAGAGGCCGTTGCTGTTGATTGGGTTTGGAGGGTAGCCGGGGTTCCTGTAGGCATGGTTTTATTTTGAAAATCATTACCAGCGGTATCACTTACGCCTGCGCCTTTTGCCTGATCAAGATCCGGTCCTCTTGAATTTGATTGAGCAGCTTTATTTTCTTCATTGTAAACATCCTGTGCTTTTTTACGTACCTTTTCAAGATATTCTATTTGCTTGTCAGTAGAGTCTTTTACTTTCTTCTCATGTTTATCAACTGCCTGTCCGGCTTGATCATAGCCATTATTGTAAGCTGTTACCATTGCCGTAGTTGTAGTTACCAAGCCTTCTTTTACTTTGGTAATCGCTGTGCCTATTTTATCGGTGGCATCTGTTATCCCAGTAGATGCTTGTATGGCCCCATCGGCTATCTTTTTAAAATCAAGGTGGATTATTCCGTCCAGTATCACCCCGAAAGCTTTGAAGCGGTTGATGATATTTTGTTCAATAATCTGCCCTAAATGTTTTATGGATTCGAGCGGATGCGAAAACGCATTCATAATTCCATCCTTTAGTGATTGGAAAAAATCACTCACTTTATTTACTACCACACCAATGGCAGAAATGGCACCTTGAATTACTTTTGTGCCGGTAGGGGAGTTTATAAATGTCGCTATAAGTTGCTGAACTATATCCAAAAGCAGGCCAAATCCGTCGGCTTCCATAGCTTCGCCAATACCTTTTAAACCGCCTTTTACTACTTCAAATCCGGATTTCATGGCATTGAATCCCTGGGCTACATCTTGTAGGCTCGGCCCAAATTCTCCGGATATGTCTTTAATTTGATCAAAAGAAGTTTTAAGTAAGTCGATAGTTTGTTTGTGGCCATCAAACGCTTTTTTGCTATCGTTTATCTTACTTACCTGGCCATGAAAGGCAGTTGCCGTTTGATCAACGTTACTTTTTAATTTTTTAGTGCTTGATGCACTTTTAGCAGTAGTTGATGCATGCTTGCCGATAGATGCCGCAGCTGAATCGATGCTGCTTTTCTGTTGCTTAGTAGCCTGCCCAAGAGAATTAAGCTGTGTACTTAAACCTTTAGTTTTTGAAGAACTATTACCGGCTGCTTTTTGT